GTCATTAACCTGTATTTGTATAGGTGTAAGACCTCCCTTGTTACTTGTAGGTAAAGATAGTCCTAATGCTAATTTCATTTCTTAGTTTTTGTATGCAATAGCTAAACCACTTGTAAGTGTAATAGCAGTTACTTTACCAAACAAAGTCATACCCGCAGGTACAGTTGTGTGTAAAGCACTAGAACCTGTTGAATTAGTCATAGTGATAGTACCTATTACACTTTCTTTTACAAAGTAAATAGCATAGTAATCTTTACCTGTTTGTGCAGCAGTTGTAAATATTTCTACCCCCCCTAATTGACCTAATTGTTCATTTAATAATGCTTGTGTATTTTTTATTCCCATTTTTTTTATTTTTAACTTACGTATATATAATTTGTTTGTGTTGGTTTAACATATTCTTGATATTGTACTTCTTCTTGTCCTGTTGCTTCTGTAATGTATAGCTTTCCTATCTCTACCCTTCCTTGTACTACTCCTTTTGTATTTGCAGCAGGACTAAGTACATCTGTTTCATTTATTGGTGCAGTTCCTGTTCCTAAAACCACACTAGAACCCTGCCAACTTACTTCATAGACCTCATACTCCCAATATCCATTAGGCATAAAGTCAATATTTCCTGTAAATACATTTTCTGTTGTATTAGGTGTCATACTAACTTTTGTGTATCTGTTGTTTACTAACTGATTCTGCCCATAAGCATAAACCACATTCCTATCCATACCATTAGTAAACTTGAACAAAAACCTTATCTGTGAACTAGGTACTGTTTTGTTTATTCTTTTTTCCTCAGTCGTAGTGTAAAAAGTATAAGGTTGTCCGTATTGTCCGTGTATCATATTATATAATAGAAAAACATTGATTTTGTTTGGAAAAAAAAAGAACTACCGAAGTAGTTCCTTTAAATTTATATGTAAAATCTGATTAAGAAGTTACAATAGTTCCCATAGTAAATGCAGTATTGTCAAATGGAACAGTTGTATAGTCTGCTACAGTTTGCATTGGTGCAAATTCTTGTCCTTCTAGTGTCCAATCGTATCCATTGAGGTCTGAAAAAGCAGCACCTGATTGATTAGTACCTGTATTGAGGTCTAACCCATTAGTTGCACCTAAACATAATATTACATTATGGTCATTAGTTGATAATGTTTGATTTAATTGAACAAAACAAACAAGTCTATTTTGTGCTATAAGTTTTAATTCGTTTTGGTCTGCCTTACTAAGTCCTGTTAATTTTACATTTAATGATGGTGCATACACAACTGTACCATTCTCTGTAGAACCTGTGATAGTTTCTGTTACACTTGCATTACCCCTTCTAACTGAATATCTAAATAAAGTATTACTACCCATTTCTATATCAGTTACTTCAGAAGCTACAGTAGTAATAGCAGATATCTCATCAAATTGACCAAAATAAATATACTTAACACCACCGATTAAATTCCTACAAGGAATTCCTCTACCTTTAGTTAAATCACAAGCCATTTATTTTATGTTTTAAAAGTTAAGGAAAGAGGGAAAAACCCTCTCTCCATATAATTAGTTATTAGTCTTGTTGTACTGCTTCAGCACCGATACCTACTTGTACACCTGCAGAATACTTAGCAACAAATCTTAAATTCTCACTTCCATCTAGTGGAGACATATCAAGCATTTTTACTTGTGTCGTATCGCTTAACAGGTCAGTTCCAAAGAATAAGTTAGATACTTGTGCAGCAGCTAATTTATTATCAGGCATTCCATAAACAACTGCTAATTTAATACCTTCAAAAGTAGCTTCATAGTCGTTATTCATTGAATACATATTTACATATCCTAAAGCTGAGATTGCTGAAACATATAATCTGTAAGTCTTCCAATTCATGTAAATTCTTAAATCTTCTTTTCCATAAATATTAGAAGGAATTGCAGCAGCTATAGATTGTAAGTTAGCAATAATATTTGCAGCAGTATAAGCCGTACCTGCACCACCTACATTATTTACTTGTACTGCACCCCCTGTAGCAAAAGCACCTGTTGTAGCAGTTAAAAACCCTGTAAATTGTCCATTAGTTGCACCAACACCAGTCCATACTGAAGATTCAACTGCATCAGCAATATGTTGTGTGAAGTATGAAATAACATAATCTTCAAATTTAGGAGCATTGTTATTCATAGCACCTGCTCTCATTGTATCAGCTTCCCAAGAAGATAAAAGTGTGTCCTTACAAGTTTGCATATTAATTTGTAAGTTCTTTGGTGTTAAGATACTTTCTGTTAAAGCAAGTGTTCCGTGGTCTGTAAAATTACAATCAGCATTTCTAACTAAATTAGAACCTGCTACTTTTTGTAAGTTTTCTTTATACTTGATATTTTGTAAAACAGTTAAGTGGTCTAAAGAAGTTGCTTCTTTAAGTGCTGCAGAGATATAAAACCCTGCTGCCTTACCTGCATAGTTACTAGTTACTGTAAAACTCATTTTTTTATTTTTTTAAATTAATTATTAGTTAAATTGTAAAGAATTCTTTCCCTTTTTGTCATTTTTCTCAAATCAGGAGTAGAATCTTTTTTGTTTGTGCTAAATTTATTAGTATCTACAGGGGTATCAGCAGGTTGGTTAGATAACTCAACAACCTTAGATTTTAATTCTTCAATCTTAGCTTGATATTCAAATTCTATTTCCTCTGTAGTTTTTACTTTCTTAGGAGTAGGTTCTGTATCAGAGTCCATTTCTACATCAGATTCTTCAACTTCATCATTCCCTACTTTGTCTTTCTTTAAATCAGCTATTGCATCTTCAAGGTTCTTGATACGTTTTTCCATACCTGCCCAATCTCCTACATCAGCTTCATCTTTGTAATCATCTTCTTCTTTGTCATCACCCATTTCCTCATTAACAGGCTCTCCTTCTGTTTCCTTTTCTACTTCATCAGAATATAATTCAGCAACTACCCCATCTTTTTCTACTGAGAACCTTTGACCATCTTCAGTCTTGTATTCTCCAACAGGAAGTAACATTGTTGAACCATCTTCAGTTAAAACAGATATGTCTACACCTGCTTCTAAATTTGTAGAAGTAGATACTATTAAAGTACCATCTTCCAATTTTGCTTGATATTCTAAAGCTACCTCATCTTGCTTATCAAGACCAAGTGCTACTAATATTTGTTTTTTTAAATCCATAGTTAGTTCTTTTTTTATATAATAGAATTATTTTCCTTTTGTTTGATTTTTGATATCTTGTATAATTTCATTTAAAGCCGATAGTATTTCTTCATTAGTTGGTTTTATAGTTTCAGACATTTTCTCCATCTTGTCTATAAAGTAACCTTCAATACTTAAACCTTTCAATTCTCCACCTTTAATTTTATCCCACATCTCATCATTCTCTATCTTCATTTTTACGAACCAAGTTCCGTTAGGCAAGTCATAACCATACATCTTTGACTTATCCATATCTCCTTCTTTAATCCAACTTTCAATAGTCAAGACACCTGATACTCTTTCTTCGTGCTGATAAGTAGCTTTATGATGGTTGTTGTGCTTTAAATAAAGTTCAGCAGCTTGTCTAACTGTGTCCTTAGAAAAATATACATAGTAATCACTATCTGTATTTGGGTCGTATCTAAATATTTGTTTGTTTGGAATTAATGCAGGACTAACTAGCATTCTTTTTTCCTCATCTATTTTAGCAAAAGTCAAGTTGTTTTTTTCTTTACCGAAGAATACAAAATCTTGCTCAATAGCAGGACTTGTTACTAGACTGATAGCATCTATAGTTAGTTCTTCACTATCATCACTAATTACTAGTTCAACTATCTTAGTGTTTTTAAGACTTTCATAGTGTTTAGGGTTAGCTTTTTCACAAGCATCTTTAGAATCGTATTTACACTCTCCATTTTCTCCCCACTTCCATTTTTTTCCACATTTTTTACAAGGCATAATATATAATAGATTTAATTGTTATTTGTTTGATTTATATTGTTGCTCTCCTACGTATATAAGCAAGTTTATTCTGATTGTCTGTTAGGTTATCTGTAACTACATAAGCCTGAACAGGTTGTTGTTCTGTTGGTGGGGTTAATTCAAATCTACCACTTAACATTTCAG